CCGCCATTTCCATCATAGAAGCAACTTAAATCAAACAACAATATTGCCGATGGAATGCAGGGGCATGATCTATGCTTTCGTTCTCCAGAACTTCAGGATTGATATACCTTCATAGAGGGTTTTGCCTGTACTCTTGTGCGTAATCGACTTCAATTCTCCGATTTCGGTATACTTCCTTATCGTGTTCCGTGACATGCCGAGAAGCTTCGCCGTCTGTGCGATGGTATATCTGGCAGACAGACTTACTACTGGTTCTTCGTTTACCATAGCATTATTCAGGAATAAGAGTCTTCTGACTTCGCAAGTTCTTCCATAAGTTCCTTGTAGTTATTCAGAGCCAGTAATGGCATGAAGTCGTTTTCCGAATAGTTCTCACTTTGTGACATCTGCTTTACGGAAGCTGTAATAGCATCGCAGATAAATGCTTTTTGTTCAAGGAGTCCAGAATCTGTCTGAACCTTGGAAATCAAGTCTGCCACCTGATCTGTAACCATTACTTTCTTCATACTACGCCATCCTTTACATTCTGAAACATTGTAGCCCTTGTTATCGTACCAGTATAGTCTGCAAGGTTGCCTATTGCAGAGCTAATGCTATCAGCAGCCTTATCGAAGTCTTCCATAAGGGACTTGGCATCTAAGTCATGTAGTGCTATACCACTATTGAGCAGCCTTTTTAACTCCGCACCACGAACTTCTAACATCGTTGCATTCAGTTTTGAGACCTGATCGAAGATATCGGTCAGATACTCTGGGAGCTGATACCCATTTCCTGTTTGTTGTGCCATACTTGAAACTGTTTAAATTAAACCTAATCTTTTTAAAGTCCGGCAGGGCTTTGCCTCGCCTTTGGTATCGCTGCTAAGGCCTGCTCCTGCCAGACAACTCATTGCTCTTAATTGTTTCTTAATGTTGCTCTCTTGCGCGTCTTAATATATGAATGATAAATCTTTCTGATCCCCGTGATGAGGCTGGGTATGCCATGCTGATTATATCTTGGTTCCATTTCTCTTTCCATTTATGCTATTCTGCAATTGTACTGTGTGAACTCGCGCAGTGGTATGTCAAGTGCTTCGCTAACAAACCTGCGCATACTGAGTATCTCCTGCTTGGCAGACTGGACTTTGATGTTCATCTTCTTGCCGACCTCTGCAGCACTCATTCCCTGGAGATACCAGTGAAAAATTCTGTTTATCTTCTTCCTCCGTTTCTCGGTCTTGATGGACGATAGTGCAGCCGCAACCAGTTTCTCCATGCCTGCATGAAGTCTGCCAGTCCTACGCTCCCTCTCGATCCTCTCCTCCATTCTCTCGTTATCGCTGGATGATAGACAGAACTCGAATCCATCGATGGAAGCTGTAAAGGAGCGTCTTGACTTCTCCTTCATCCACTCGTACTTAATAGTCTGCATGAGGAACTTGTATGCAGCTTCTCCCGTCACATCTGTATCGTAGTACTTGAGAAACGCGTCTTGAACGAGGTCATTACTGTCATCCTTATTGCCAGTTAGTGAAAGAGCGTAGGCGAAGGCCCTGCTGTAGAGATCGAGAGCATGGTCCTTGTTTCCACCGGCCACCAGTTTCTTGTCTTCAGACTTGCTCGGAGTGTAGATGAAGATGAAGCCACCGCACTTTCGCGTCCGGCCAAGGCAGTTCATCGAGATTGCCGTAGGGGACATTCCGACAGCTGAGGCGGCTTTTCTTGTGGAGGGATAGGTTGCAACAAGAACCATATCCTGCGTATACTGACACACTTTATTCATGAGGTCCGTCGTTTAGAGGTTGATTCTGATAAGATTGGCTTTCTTAAAGCAGCGATACTCTCCCTTTTCAGTGTCGAAGTAGCACTGGGTCGTCGGGTTCTGGTTCCCCTTTCCACTTGTTGGCGGCAGCATGCTTTCCTTCAGGGTTCCGTATGCCTCACGGATCGAGCCATCAATCTTCTGGAAATAGAACTTAACGATACGCTTCTTCATCTGGGCCTTTAGCTTGATGTTGAGCCGCCGTTCTTTCTTACAAATTGCCAAGCAAGACTCATAACTTGCTTGAGGGTGGTCTTGAATGTTGCTTCCATATTCTTTTCTCCTATAAATTAAGTGAAACTTGTTGTTGTTTGATATTGCAAACGTACTCTAAGTATTTGACATGCGCAAATTTTGAGACTTCAAAATACTTGAACCAACTTTTATTTAACTGATTGTAACTCAAGCCGTTCTTTCATTAACTTAGATATACTATCATCAACTTCTTTATCGCAATGGCAAATTCAACATAATTTGAAATTCTTTTCAATCTTTATCGTTATATTCGAAAATTATTACTACCTTTGCGCCATGGTTGATGAATTAACAGAAAAGATGCACTCAGAGTTCACTATCTCTAAAGAGACAGAGATATGTCATCGTGCAGGTTGTGTCTGGCTTGTCTTAGACAAAGATGCTCCTAAAGAGCAAGTCGAGAAGCAAGCCCTTGAGTACGGAATCACATACGAAGAAGCAATGAAGTATCGTGACTATTGGAAAGAAATGAAGCAATTCTAATTAAATAACATCCTTGTGCCTGGTACTATCTGTGAAGACGTATCAGGCTTTTTATTCTCGTAATAAGTCCTGAATATACAAGAAAAGCCGAGGCGTTCAAACCTCGGCCGACGTTCATTTAAAAAAGCTTGCCAGTTCAGAATTTCACAATGCTTAGCCGGCTTAGTATATCGTCAAACTTATGTTGAATCTGATCCTTCTGCTTTGCCCCAGCCTTGACGAGACCGCTCTTGTACTTACGCATCAAGGAAGGATTGATATCGACACTCTTGGCGAACTCCGTCACGTTGATAAAAGGGAATGTCAGGAAGAACGCAGTCATATCATACTTGTACTCGATACGAATCTTCTCTGAATACCATTTGGGAGTGACACCAGTACGTTCTTTCATATAAGCAGCTTGCTCATGCAGGCATGACTCAAACTCCTGACGGGCTTCATCCTCAGTCAGTCCGTTTCCAAACACGGGAATCTCCTGGTTCTCGGCATAAATGCTGTAGCCTCCGTCGTTTCCTTTTTCGATAATTGCCGTAATACTCTTCATGTCATTGCTCCTTAATGTTTCGTTTGTCCATTTAAACCCACCTCCCGAAAGAGGTGGGAAGCTTTCATTGAAGCTCTTTACGTTCACTTCAAACCTGCAGCTTTCAACATGCTGTCAAGAGTGCCTTTCGGTATCTCTTGCGTTCTGTGTCTGCCGACTGGTATGAAGTAGGGGTAGTCTGGATGCACGTATTTGTAGTGCCCTTTCCCCCCTTTGATCGTCCAGCCATGCTGTTCAATCAGTCGGTAAAATTCTGAATACTTCATAGAACGCTTTGTTTAAATGAACACTGCAAAGGTAACATTTTTGTTCCATATACGCAAATTTTTAGCGAAAAAAGTTCTGATTTTATGTATTATTTAACTATTCGTCATTATTTGACAAGCCAAGATATGTTTCCAATGGTACCGGCTCTCTGATATCTATTCCCTGTGGTATCAATCAAAGACAAACTCGGGCACCTGGCCTTTAGCCTTCATGGCATCCAGCTCTTTCTTGATACGACGCTCCTCTGCGTTCTGAGGTGTACGCTCACCTTTCCACAACTTGATTGCCACCAAGTCTCTGTCGAGGTCTGGAGAGTTCACATACTCCTTATACGACTCATACGTGTTGCCTAACTCGTCTTTGAACATATATCAAATAATACTGATGCAAAAGTAACTGAAATATTGGGAACTACCAAACAATTTTCTTCAGAATGTTGGCTTGTCTGGATTTTAGTCCTTCATAATGCCTCATATATCTTCTACCTGCTTCTATCGAAAACGAATATATTGGGTCGATAACTGTCGGCCACATAAATAATCATCTTCTGAAAGGACTTATCTTCCGAAGTATCTGTGCGTCTGTAAGGGTGTTCGCCCTTGGATAGAATGTATTTGCGAGTGCATCAAAGATGTCTGGCGACCTCTTCAAGCGCTTCTTGATATCGTCTTTAGATTCCATTATTATTCGTCCGTCACTCTGGAACTTCCAATGAATCTCCGTTGCCTCCTCAGCAAGCAACGAATTTGGTGGCAATGCAGGATAATACCCGTTCTTGGGATTCAGCCACTCACGAACCCTCCAGTAAAGATAAGCACGCATATTCACGAACTCATATTGATGAGTCTTGTCATGGAGGTTCCTCGCATTCTCCGAGAACTTGCAGGAGTAGACGTTATGGTACTCCAGTTCCCTAAGACGTGAATATACACCAGCGCCCTCTCCGATAGTGTCTATAAATGCTTTGTCACGTTTCTTGTCAGTCATGGCATTTATGACCATACCGACAACGTGCATATGGTCGGCTACACCTCCAGACTGATGCGTCTTGATTTCTGAAACAAAGAAGTCATATCGAGGAACAAGGACACTGCTATCCCTGCCCATTCCTGCCACATCAACACCAAGTAAGCATGCCTTGTTTGGCTTGTAGGACTTTTCCTTCAATTCCTTCCATCTTTCGTTAGCCATCTCGATCCACTCGTAAGGAATGAGCACGTCTTCACCAACTCGGGGGAACATCCCAAGCACCTTGACCCGAAACAGATCGTTAGGGCGGTATAGTTTGCCCTCCCATTCGAAATCGCCTTGGCCAATATCATAATCTGACTTACTTACGGGTGAACTCCAGTTCTGCACCTTATCCTTCACCCACTCATAGTTTACCTGCCCTGGTATAACTTCCTTCTTACGCAGGACGTTCTCTGCATTGAGGGAATTAAGCCGGAACTTCTTGAATCGGTCAGACTTCATTGCACGTGCTGCATAGCCTGTCGTGATATTTGGATTGAATACTATAAGTAGTCTCGAGTTGCCTTGCAGGTTTCCTTCTATGGCATTGAAAACGGTCTCAGACATACCCGATGCCTCAGTCACGACAAACATTGTATTCACAGCATGGAATCCCGACCACGCTTCAGTGTTGTCGTCTGAGGACTTGAAGCCAGTAAGGAACCATTCGTCATAGTTCGTCTTGATCCCTTTCGCAAGCAGCCTACCTGGCAGGACTCCTTCACCGGCATTTCTGAAGAGACGTGATATCTCAGGTATCATAATCACATCGACCTGCCTTCCAGTTGGTGCCGTCATGGCAACCTTTGTATTCCCGACCAAGTTTCCTGACTTATCGAATCTGGGAGTCAGGTAGAGAAAGCACATAGCGGCTACTGCAGCAACGAAGTCTTTACCCCGTGCCGTTCCACTGGCGACTGCGGTCATTGAATTGTGCTGAACTGAAGATAGTATTGCCTGCTGTTCCTTGTCAAGTTTTGCTTTAAGGACCTCAGCGGCAAACTTATTCCAGTCTTCCCGCCACTCGCGCATTTTCCGGTGTGCCTTTTCTCTCTTGGTCTCTACCATCAGTCAACTTCCTGCATCAGTTTCTCAAAACTGCTTACTGTCACGTCATGTTCTGACTTCTCGACGTAACCACGACTTTTACCCTTCGTCTTCAGGATGAAAAAGACTGCGTTCATGTCACCGCGTGAGACAGCGGCACGCAACTGGGATTCGGCCAAGTCAATGAAACTTTCATCTACATCTTCTATCGCCTGACGAAACTCCTCGTTCTGGAGCCATCTGTAATAGGTAGTGCGACTCTTGATATTAGCCTGCTCACAAGCAGCAGAAACGTTTCCTGCCACTTTCTCGAAGACCTCAAGAAACTTCTTCTGGCTCTGGGTCAACTTACTACGATCATCTGTTTTCTTTGCCATTTCTTCAATTATTAGGTGAGAACTATTCACAATGAGGCCCTGCGTGTTTCTGCAGGGCACAACGTATCATCAACAAAACATTTCTACGTACCTTCTTTTCATCTTCGTGCCAAGCCTTGCCTTGATATCTGGCAATGGGTCGTTAACGAGCTGCTTGATACGCAAATACGGAAGGTTCATGCCTCCAGCCTTGAACACTTCCATAGTAGCGGCTATTCGTGGGTTGCATTCCATCAGGACCGGCACCCCTTCAGAGTTGTATCGGAAATCGAAGTCTGCATTACCATCCAGTCCTAATGCTTTCGTGAGCCGTGTTACTATCTCATAAGCTCGTGTGTCCTCGAACAATGTCGCGCTTTGGGGAATAGAAGCAACGATGGTTTCACTTCTCCGTCCACACATATAGAGCACCTTGCCATGATCTGCAAGGATATCGACGGAGAACTCTCCGCCAGTCAGACACTCCATGGCCATCATTTCGGGCATATCAGATTCTTTCTCACTCAGGATAGCCCGTAGCTCGTCATAGGTGGTGTAGAGCGAATTGGGCTTTTCCCCGAATAGGATATCAAAACGAGACTTTTCTGGGTCAATGATTCTGACTCCCCTACTTCCGCTCAACTGGGTCGCCTTTATGCACACTGCATGGTTAGGATAACCGATATACTCCAGGGCTTCGTCAAACTCCTTCAGACTTCTGATTGCATGATACTTGGGTGTTGGTATGTCATGGGCATGCATAAACTCATAGAGTCGAAGTTTGCTAAGGCACGTGATTACTGCATCGGCACTGCCGACAGACACCTGCGTACCATCCACCTGAAACTTATCTTGGCTTCCGATTAGCAATGGCAGTTCTGCAGACATAGATGGCAGTAGCACATCGACGTGCTCCTGATGGCATATAGCCAGTAGGGAATCGATGTAGCCTGCATCAGATACCTTGGGGACCTTATACACCACGTCCACCATTTGCTTGATAGTTGCGTCTTCATCGCAATCGACTCCAATGATCCTGATATCCCGCTCTCCGTTTTCACGAAGGCAGCGAAACAGCCCTGGCGTGAACTGGGCGCCAGCAGCTGTTACCATAACCGTCAAATTTCGTAGTTTCCTCATAATCCTTCAAATAAATCTCCTTGGGCAAGTTGATTCGCCTCTTCTTTTGTGCAGCTCAGATTCTCAACAAGGGGCTTAGAATGGTCACCGCCGAGTTCATAGGCAAGTTTCCGCATCTCCTGCTCGTTAGGCATCAGCCTTGCGTTGCAGATTTTCGACGCTTCATTATAGAAGTAATCACGACCACGGCCCATTGCCTTTCCTCGGTGAGTGTGATTGTCGTAGGCATAATCAGGAATCTCGTACTGCTTCGTCTCGTTCTCTGCCCAAAAGACGGTTATCGCCAAATCCACATACCTTGATTTATGCGCATGAACGAGGTGTAAGACAGCCTGAGTGAACGGCAGCTTTTCTGGCAGGTGCTTCTCTTTCAGCGACACCAGATAGTCATAGGTTGCTTTGAGATTGACGATAGCCATGTTCACGTATGGATCGCCAAGGCCTACATCTTCACACGACATAATCAGCATACGTTTCCACGCATACTTTTGATAGCCACTTTCGTAAAGTTCCACAGCCCAGAACATAGCCTGCTTCTCGTCACATCGACGGATGGCCTTCTGAAATGCACTTGCAACCTCGAAGAAGTTGTATCCGTGCTTTGTCCTTAAATCATAATTGCTCATAATCTTTCTTTTACAATTTATTGTTACGCCTCATAAAGTTACGGCAAATAGATGATATGCGCAAATTTTGAAACTCAGTTTAACTGATATCCGCTAAAAAGGTATCTTCAGCGTCCTTTGGTACGGATGTTTTCGTTTCGCAAGGCTTGTGTCATGCTTCATCTGGATGGCCTCACCAAAGGACTGACGGAGGAATAGGGTATCTTCCTTCTCCTGCTCAATCGTCCTATAATTGGAGCAGCCACCGAGATTGTGGAATGCTTTTTCTCCGAGTTCTGCAAACCGTTCGTCACACCATAGCATACGATGGTAGTATGCGTTGAGGCCGCAAATCCAATAGTCTTCACTCACTACTGCTTTCTCCGAGAAGAACAACTTGCTCCCTTCCCCCATAGAGCCGTTCAGGATACCTGTCAGCCGTATCGGCTTATGATCTACGTACTGGAGAGGGTTGCGTTGCTTACTGAAGCCAAAGAGAAAGCACCCTGCCAGTTTCGCCATGTTGCCAACATACTGAATAACGTCATAGGCTTCATCCGCATCCATTGGCACCTTCTCGCCCTTCTCGACATACAGCCTTTGGATATACTTGATGTCATCGTCTATCTGATAGTGGTTGCCACACCTCTCGAGTATAAACTGGCGCTTCCGTGCAAGCCCTTTCAGTGAGTCGGGATGGGTAAGTATTGGCATACCTGGATTATGCTCTGCGTATGCATCTGCCTCACTCTCAGGTACACAGAGTGTGGCATTCTTCACGCAGTGCCTGGTTATCACCCGATCTGCTCGCCCCATGGACGGAATGACTATCTTAATATCTATTGCCATTATTCACTATCTTAATATCTATTGCCATTATTCAATGCCTTTCTCAGCTGCTCGACTGTTATCACCATGCCCTCGCCCATGCGTGAGCACTTGTATGACTGTTGTTTCGTTATTCCGAGTGCAGTCTTCAGGAATGAGGTGTCGGTGTCGTTAGTAGAGATAATCACCACGGCATCGTAATTCTCCGAGAACTTGGGCACTATCGGGTAATCGCAATTGCTGTTGTTTATAGAGTTGAACTTCTTCTGAAAATCGTCTTTCCAGAACTTCAGCAGTTCTGACTCTTGAAAGCCGATATCCTTCAGCCAGTCGAAGTTGAAGGATTGCTGCAGCATGTCTGTGTCCCAGCGTCCAGTGTTCTTGTTTAGCCTTACGTTCAGTTCCTTCTCTTCGTCCAAAGAGAGATTGACAAAGACGCACGGCACCTTCGTATATCCCAAGTCTTCCTTGGCCACCACTGCGCGCTGGTGACCGCCAACAATGACGTTAAGCCTCTCTGGATTTCGATTCACGATGACAGGTTCTGCAAATCCGAACTTCTGCAGACTGGCCTTGATGTGCATCCGGTCCTCGTCGGTGATTCTTCGTGGATTGTAGTCTGCAGGGATGAGGCTGTCAATGTCAAGGTACTCCACTTGCATACCAGCAAATTCATTCTGCGGTTTCACCACTCCAGATTTTCTATTCCCCTTCTTTCCTGGCATAATTATATCATCATTTTTTGAACATAGAACTTTTCGGCATATTTAGTGCCGTTCTCCATACCACGAATTTCTGCCAGTTTCTTGATCCCTGCATCGTTGAGTGGTGACGGGTATTGGCGAATCTGTGTCGAATAGAGGTCAAATAGCTTCACCTTCTCCTCGATGTTGTCACTGATATCGTGATAGACGGCACCACCTTTTATGTCGCTCTGACTGCTCAAAACGAAGGGGTATTCATAGAGAGCCACGAACTTAGGAGAAAAGCCCTCACGAGGTCTGAGTGAAGCCATAGCACACTCATACATCTTTATGTGGTCCTGATGGTGGCTTCGATAGTTGATGAAAACTTCGTCAGGCTTGAAGGTGTCAATGACGTTGTCTATCTTTGAAATAATATCCCGAGAAGGAACGACATCGAGCATTGCATCCATATTCTGCACAATATAGTCACAATCTGCTCCAAGAATCTCACTCACACTTCCAAACTCCGCCATACGTATGTTGAAGTCCTGACGATTCTGAGGATTCAATGTCATTGTGGTCAGATCGCAGCCTATGGTGCCGACCAGAATGAAGATGTCCGCACCGAGTTCTTTCTGGTGCAACAAATAGCCACCACAGCCGAGAACTTCATCATCGGCATGTGGTGCAATTACTAAAATTTGTTTTCGTGCCATATCACTTACTTTTTAATGTTATTATTACGTAGAGATACATCTACAGAAGCTTGGTCCTTTAGTCCAATACTTGCTGCGTGCATCTTCACACGCTTGGGTGCAAATATATAAAATCCTGTAATATTGCACACATTTTGATGCAAATTTAACGTATTTTTATTCGGTTTGTTCCATTTCGAGCAGAATCCATACGTTTTTTGTTCCACTTTATGATTGCAAATACTTCTGATGCAGGATATCTCTACATTTGCCAATTTCTGCTTCTGTATTAATGCCAAGCCCTGAATAAAAACCAGCATGGCCGTTGAGGCTGTCGCTTGCTATCTCTATCGTTCTTCGTTCGTCCTTTGTAAAGCCCATACGGAATGTCCTGAAGATCGCAAGTGCCCGTTTGAGTTCTCCTGCAGATAGCAGTTGGATTGCTTTTTCTGTCTTCGTCTGTTTCATATCCTGGTCCTCCAAATAAGAAGTATGGCTGCACCTGTCCTATATTCACATACTGGATAGGCTCCAGTAAGTAATCATACTTATGGCAGATTGTCGCGGTCTGCATATAGTAATAACGCTTACCATCGCTCTCTTTGATGTTCCTGAACCACGGGGTGGCAACAACAATCTCTTTGTCTTTATAGCCTACCATCACACCGCAGTCTCTGTCTTCCTTATCCTGCTTGATGCAGGTGCGGTCAATAACGAACTCCTTCTGCTCGCAGAGGGTAATAAACTTGCTCCTCATGTCCTCCATTGAGGTGCATTCTGTGTTGCTTCTAAGATTAATTGTATTCATATTGCTTCTATTGTTTGATTTACATTGCAAACGTAATCTAAGATTTTGATATGCGCAAATTTCCAGACTTTAAATTACTTTCATCAACTTTTATTTAACTGATGGTAACTGATGGTAATTCAGGAATGTCTGGCAATAACTCTGGAATACTGATATTTCCATAATTATCAAGCATACTTTTTGCTTTTATATAAGCATCTACTTTTTCTTGTGCATATCTACCCAGCTCAATCTGAATATTATCGAAGAACCTTTCATAAGGTGCAGAAAAAACTATATTGCAACGTTTTAAGCATACTTCTGTTTTTGAAATGGTACAATCATTTTGTTCAATAAACTGGATTAACATTTTCCTTGATTCTTGTAACGTCTTATCATTCTCATTTTCTTTCAAATCTTCTTTCAATTTCTCGATCTGTTCTTCTGTTACCTTGATTTCTTCGATTCTATAATCAGCAATATCTTCATCATCATATTCTAACAGACTTATTATTGTATTTTCACTTTTCGACAGATGATAATAAATATTATTGTTCATCTTTTCATTTAAAGGAATCGCATAAATGCCACTCTTCTTATACCAGCCTTCTACGCAAACACTCTTTGCATTATCGGTCCATACACTACGGCCACCGAAAGGGCTTACAATAAGACCATTATAGTCTAATTCGAATCTTATTGCAAGATTGTGTATGCGATAATTGCTAACTATATATTTCACTCCGAAGATGAGTCTATCTCTCTGATGGGGATAAGCAAGTCTGCATAAGTAAGTATAATTCTCTTCAGCTAATTTTTTCCCAAATTCTGTAGCCATTTTACTTGGGTCTGTTTTTACATACACTCGAGGTAAATCAAGCCTATCTGCATCAAAGCAGACGTCAATGGTAGGATCGCCAGTTTTGAGAGTATTTGTATGGAGAGCACAAGCTTTCTTCAACTTTTCAATTTGATCGTTAGTAAGGTCTGAAAGATATTTGTTTCGTATTAGTTCGATAAATTCTGTTGCTCTCTCTCCATGATTCAAATCACCAGAATCTTTCTCTCTCTTAATATCATGCAAATACGCAAACCAGTGCACTATATCTTTATCAACTCCATTTGTCTCTATTGACAATAATTCCCCAAAGGCCTCAACATTTCGCATGTGAACAAAACCATGATGTTTTAACCTGATCACTGGGCACCACTCATTTACAAATTCTCTTAATTTCTGCTCGTTCATAATAATATACTTTTACGTTAATACTTCGTTGTTATTCTTGTGCGTGCGCACGAGGAGTGTTTCAAGTGTTCCATCATGTCGAGTCGTTTTCATGCCCGTTAACGACATCAACCATGAAACCCAGACTACGCAGTTCGTTGATTCGGAACTCTTGCAAGGGCCTTGCTTTCTCCCCATGTCTTTTGCACTCAACAAAAGAGGCCACACCATCTTTAAGCAGTAGCAAATCGGGGATGCCTGGCTTATTGGTAAGGATAAGTTTCACCACGAAAAAACCTTCACGCTCATATCTGCGGATCAACTTCGCCTGAACCTTACTCTCAAGTTGTATATCTGTCTTACTCATAACAATACCCACTTAAAACCGTTACTATATCTTATCTGACCTTTCAGGCATCGGCTGATGGACTGTTGGCATGTGCCGGTCATTCTCGATGCTTCACTTTGACTTGGAAACTTGGCAATAAGCTCCCCGTCAAGCGTGTACTGGCCAATCTCCCGGCCTGCCACTCGGCCAGTCTTCCGTCTGTCAATACAAGAACCATGGTTCGTATTTTCCTTGATGGTGCACCACTCAAGATTTTCAGCCCGATTGTCAGTTTTGACCTCATTGATATGGTTTACTATCAGGTTCTCATCAGCACATTCAATGAATGCCTCAGCGACCAGTCGATGAACATACTTCTTCAAACATTTTCCATTGTCATGCAATCCAACAATCAGATATCGTCCGTCAAAATGTTGTGCTATCATTTTGGCAGGCTTTTGCCACCAGTTCTTCCTCGATAGACGAACTAAACGTGGGCAATGCCTCACTCTGCCAAAGGAGGAAACCTGATATGTATTATTATAACCAATCACGTCCCGCCATTCTTCACCTGACAGCTGCTGATCACTTAGATTCTTCCAGTATTCCATAGACTTTATCTTGGTCTGTTCTTTAAGGCCTTGCCATAATAGGAGAGGGTAAAATCCTGCTTTCCATGAACTGCATTCAATATCTCTGTCTCAATCCCAAAGTCACCACACAGGAAATACACTTCTGCAGCATCTTTTCGTTCCTTGCTGACTAGACGATTGCGCCCTTGCTCATAGGAAAGGTAAGAGAACTCAAACGAGAAGAATATCAGAGCATCGGCTGAATCAAGTCTAACTCCTTCTCGTGCTTTCCTGACTTGACTGATGAACACCTTATCGGTTGAGGCTTGAAACTCTTCGGGGTTCTCAGTCCAATTCGGAAAGGCATTCTTCAGTAGGTCAAACTCCGACTGATATGTGTAGAATATGGCGACTTTCTTGCCGGCAAACATCCGTCGGATATATTCTGCCTTGCTTGTGTCAAGAATCAGGTGAGTACCATCTTCTGCTATGACTGTTCCACTTGACAACTGATGCAGTTTACTTAGGAGCTTGGCTGGTGTATCACCGAGAACGGTCCTCCCGTTGAGGCTGATAACTCTGTCTTTTTGGAGTTGACGGAAATAGATGGCTGTTTCATGCTTCATCGGAACTGTCAATGTATGCTCGACGATGTTTGTAGAGAAGCCTGCATCTTCCTGACTGAACGACACGAAGATAGTTGCTGTCAGCTCGTCAATCTTATGCTTGGCTGCCGTTGAGTAGTCGTTAATCATATAGCCGTTTACCATTCTTTGCCGTTTGAGAACGAAGTCATTCGCCCATTTGTAGAACGAGGTATAGGCAGCAAATGGCGAATAATCACATATCCAGAACTGATGATACAACTGCGAATAACTTTCTGGGGAGGGAGTACCGGACAAATATAGCACTGGTTTGCCCTTGGCAATCTTTTTGACGGCCTTTGCCCGCTGACTTGGTTTGGGATAGGCTCCTAATGTATGGGCCTCGTCACAGACGACCAAATCATACTTGCCGTTGCATTTGTGAACTGATTCATAATTGATAACCTCCAATTCATAGTTCGGATTCAGTGCCCGAAAGTCATCCTCTACACTCTTCTTCGCCTTGATCTTCGTGATGAAGAGAACGGATTTCACACCGAGCTTCTCTGCTGTAGCAAGAGCAGTGAGCGACTTGCCAGTCCTACACTCCATCGACAGATAACAGATTCTCTTTTCACGCAACAATGCTGCTGCGCTCGTCGATATTCTTTCCTGGTAATCTCTAAGCTGTATCATATTCACTACTTTATATCTGGATGAACTTTAATGTGAGAAGCACGTATCTTTTCGATGATTCTCATATTTTCAGCCTCTTTCTCTCTTCGCTTGGCTTGTTCTATGACCGCTTTGTCACGTCTCCGCTTCTCGTATGCTAATTCGATAGCAGTAATGAGACCGCATACACTCCGTTCCGGAATGCGAATTACTTCCTTGCCTAACTTAACTATGAGGAAATCTTCTTCATAGGTCGCAGTACACTTCATTCTATAATTCGGTTCTTGCTTCATCATATAAACAAAAGCGCAAATTTAGTTTGCGCCCCCGTTAGGGGGATATCCCCCTTAGGGGGTATGGGGGTAAATAAACAATAACAAGTACTTAGTCTTATATGGTTCTTCCGCTTTTCCAGTTGGTCGGGTAGGTTAATCCACTAAAAAGGAAGCCGGTATCGTTATATATTTAGATGTACCACCATTTAAATAATG